CACTACACGCAGTTCGCATACCTGCTTGAATCCGTAAGGGAGACCACGGACGGGAGCGAAAACGCATGGAACGCACTCGAAGCGCAGGTCGAGCAGAGCAGCGGCGCACTTGAGGACATGTACGGCACAACAACGGACACGCTTGAGAACGCCCTTGCAAGGTTGAACTCCGCAAAGGAGGACATGCAGATAAACTTTGTCGACGCATTCTCGGACGATGCAAAGGACTTTATAAACTGGCTCGCCACCAGCCTGCCAAAGGCGACGGACGCCCTTGCGGAATTTGCGGCGGAACACCAGAAGGACTTCGCCGACATGCTCGACGGGGCGGAGGGCGCGATAGAGACACTATGGGAGAACGGCATAACGGCGGGCAACTGGATAATCAAAAACAGGGGCGCGGTGGCGGGCGCACTCAAGGCGGTGGCGGTGCAGATAGCGGCAGTCAAGGCGGCGACCGTCGGGCTTAAGATAGCACAGCTCCTGACCGACCCCGTGACGGCGGCGGCAGTGGCGGCGGCAGCGGCATGCGTGGGAATCGGACTGTTCAAGGGACACTTGGACGACCTTGCCGAGGCCGCAAAGGATGCCGACCTAGAGGGCAGGTTCGGGGACATATCACTGTCGATGTCGGACATAGAGGCAGTAGCATCCGAAATAGTAAGCTCGAAGTCGCTGACGGGGGTGCTTGACGCGCTCGAACAGTTCAGCGAGCTTGACGGATACCAGCAGCAGATTGACGAGGCGGTGGAGGCACTAAACAAATACAACTGGAAGGTGTCCATAGGGCTGACGCTCACGGAGGATGAAAGCGAGGCGTACAAGACCGAGATAGAAAGCTACGCAAAAGCGGCACAGGATTACGCACTGCAGGCACAGTACGCGGTGCAGCTCTCGATGGAGGTGACCTTCGACGATGCGGACCTTGAGGAGAGCAACATAGTGTCCAAGGTAAACAGCTTCTACTCCGACAAGTACGACGAGCTTACGGAGCTGGGAACAAAGCTGAACGAGGCGGTCACAAACGCATTCAACGACGGGCTGCTTGACATAGACGAGGTGAAGGAGATATCCGAAATCCAAAAGCAGATGGCGGACATACAGAGCCAGCTTGCGGTCGGCGAGCTTGACGCAAGGCTCGCGCTCATGGAGCAGGACTATTCGGGGATAAAGCTCACGCCCGAAAGCTACGAGGCGCTGGAGGAGGAGATTTCAGACCAGGTGGACAGCGCGATGGAATCCTATGACGAGGCATTCGTGAAGAACTACCAGGCGATTGCCAAAGCATACCAGAACGGCGAGGGCGAGGACGCCATGACCAAGGAGGAGTACGACGATGCCATAAAGGCTTTAAAGGACAAGCGCGCCAACCAGAAGGCCGAGTTCAGCATGAAGGCGCTCCAGTTCGAGATAAACACCATAGACGACGGCTACGGCGACGAGATAGAGCAGTACACACAGCTTGTCGCGGACACCCTCGGGAAGTACAACGGGGATGAGGGCGAATGGGAGGACAGCCCGTTCAAAACATGGGATGCGGTCATCCAGGAAATCCGCGACAACGGCATAGACGACGCCTCCAAGGACGCAATAAACGAACTCCTCGACAAGATGGAGCCCGCAATACAGTCACTGTACGACACAGTGGAGGATGGCTGGTACAGCCTCGACAGCGACACACAGGACATGGTCACGGGGACGATAAGGAACATAGAGCTCCTGCAGGCAATGGCAGCCAAGGATGACACGCAGGCACTTTACAGGGATGTCGCAAACCGGGCGGCGGAGTCGGCGGGCGGAAGCCCGGCAAAGGCATACGCCGAGGACAATTATGAGGAACTGACGGGATATTCCGTCGAAGGGTACAGCGATTTCAACGACTACGTGGAAAAGAGGGCGTCAGGCAGCAAATTCAACGTGACGTCAAACAGCGCCGTGTCCAGGGAGCTTGAGTATGACACAAGCGGCACCTCAATAGACAGCGGGGTAATAAACGAGGCATACGAGAACATAACAAACGGCACCTACAGGTCGCCCGCAAAGCAGGGCTTCTCAAACACCTACGATACAAGCCTTGCCGATGTAGCACCGGAGTACACCAAGGAGGCGGCAGCCCCGCAGGAGAGGTTCAAGGATGAGTACAACGCATTTGAATACAGCGGGGCAATCGCATCCAAGACGGGCAAAAATGCCGTCACCTTCGACACGGATTCCGCCAAGGAGGCGACCGACAAGGCATACGGGGAACTCGGACAGTATGCGAGGGACACGGCGGAGCCTGAAATAGAGGGAATGTACGCATGGAGTCAGGAGCAGATAGACGAGTACTTCTCGCAGGGGTTCACGGCGGATTCAGACCTCGACATAGTGCTCAACCCGTATTTCAAGCTGGCGGGGTCAAACCCGCTGTCCCTGCTCACGGGCGGGAAGCTTTACTCAAACGCGGAGGGCGGCATATATGACAGCCCGATACTGACGACGTTCGCCGAGGAGGGACCGGAGGCGGCGATACCGCTTGACGGCACGCCAAGGGCTGCGGCACTCTGGACAGAGGCGGGCGAGCGGCTGGGACTGCTCAAAAGCACGGGAGGGGCTTCCACGGCGGGAATCCCCACGCTGTCCGGGGGTGAGCCAAGGGACGTAAAAATCCTGAACAGCCTCGGCGGCGACACAACCAACACCCAGAGCATAACGGTGTCCTTCGCCCCCAACATAACGGTGCAGGGCTCCGCGACAAAGGAGGACGTGCAGGGGGCGCTGTCGCTGACACTCGACCAGCTCAGGGAGATGATAAGCGACATACAGCGCGAGAACCAGAGGGTATCATTTGGATAGGAGGCGTCATGGGAGGATATTACTACACGACCAGACAGGGCGACATGTGGGATTACATAGCATGGAGGGTGTACAATGACGAGACACTGGCGGGCACACTGATGACCGCCACGGAGAACAGGGGGCTTATAGACACCTACATATTTTCGGTGGGCACAAACGTATGGTGCCCCGAGACGGATGACACGCCGGCGGTTTCAGGCACGGCGCCATGGAGGGACAACGGATGAACACAATGAGGTCAAAACTCATCATGGAGTACAACGGCGTGGAGGCCACAAACATTATAGCGGATGACTGCGGGTCATTCACATGGAAGGACAACGCCACGGGGACGGCGGACACGATGACGCTCGACCTGTCCGACAGGGACGGGAAATGGATGGACGGCTTCTACCCGCAGGATGACGACAGCTTCAAGGCATGGCTGGAGGTCTCCGAGTGGGCGGCGGACTACAGGCAGGGGAGGATATACTGCGGCACGTTCACGGTTGACTCGCTGTCATACACGGGCTTCCCCGGCAGGCTGAAGCTGTCGGGGATATCGACGCCCACGGACAGCAACTTTAACGTAAAACAGAAAAACCGCACATGGGAGAAAACCACGGTCAAGACCATATTGGGCGACATAGCGGGGGCGGCGGGCATAGGCCTTGTGTTCGATGCGGAGGACATAAACGTGGATTCGGCGAAACAGACGGGAAAGACTGATTTAAGCTTTGCATACTCGCTGTGCTCGGACTACGGCCTCGCCCTCAAGCTCTACAATGAGAAGATGGTCATATACGACCAGACGGAATACGAAAAGAAGGAGCCGCTGTACACGGTGAACCGCAGCCAGCTTGGCGGAAGCGGCACATACACAATAAAGAGGCAGACCACGACGGTGTATGACAGCGTCAAGATACAGTACACGGACACAAACGGCAAGACGCTGACCTATGAATACACGGTGCCGGGCAAGACGGGCAGCAGGCAGCAGTTTATAACAACGAAGGCGGAATCATTGAAGGACGCCGAGAAAAAGGCGAAGGCGTCACTCAGGGAGAATATACGCGACAGCCAGACAATCACGCTGAAGATGACGGGGAGCGCGAAATACCTTGCAGCCGACTGCTTCACGCTGGCGGGCTTCGGCAGGCTTGACGGCAAGTACTTCATTGACAGCGTCACGCATTCAAAACAGGGCGGCATGTACACGGTGACCATCACCGCACACCTGACGTGCACCGATTTCTAGGAGGGGTTATGGCGACATTATTATATGCAAGCATATCATCAACGGACTATGCGGCGGGTACGGCGAGCGTGTCAATCCCGGACAGGGAGGGGCAGGTAATAAAGGCGGTGCCGTTCATCGCCACCTGCTATGACATGCCGTCCCCCGGTGACACGGTGGCGGCGGTGTTCGAGGAGGTGGGCGGAGAACTCGGCAAGGGCGTGATACTCGGCAGGATATTCAATACCCAAAACAAACCCTCAGGCGGCGGACAAGGCGTGTTCTACAAGGAGTTCTCGGACGGGGCGAGGGTAAGCTACTCACCCAATGAGAAGAAGATGTCCATAACGGCGGAGAACCTTGTAATCAACAACCTGAAGGCAGGGGACATTGATGTCGGGAGAATCACCTGCACCGGCATAAACAGATAAGGAGGCGGCGGAATGGGAAATGTGGGAAACCTAGGCGATATATCATTCTACTGCACATCGGTTGACGGAAAAGGCAGCATCCTGTCATTCACCGACCTGCAGCGCAGTTCGACAGCGGAGTATGGGGAACATGAGAGGAACGGCGGGAAGCCCTACCTCGAGTTCAACAAGAACGGGCTTGACGAGGTGACGCTGACCATCGTTGCCGACGCAAGGTACGGGGTGAGCCCGACGCAGGTTCAGGAGAGCCTTGACGGGGTGAAGGATAAAGGCGAGGCGGTAAACTTCATACTCGGCGGGAGAAAGGTGGGCGCAAACCCGTATGTAATAACGGGGGTGTCACAGGGTTACACGCTTTTCAACCCTGACGGAAGGCCAATTAAGATGACATTTGCAGTCACCCTGAAGGAGTACGCCAACAAGGTGGCGCTCATAACGACGGTACCCACGGCGGGCGAGACGGCGCAGGCCGAGCCGGAGGTGTCAACAAGCGACACATACACGGTCGTCAAGGGGGACTGCCTGTGGAACATAGCCAAGTCCTTCTACGGCAAGGGCTCGGAGTACACAAAGATATACAATGCAAACAAGGACAAAATCAGCAACCCGAACCTGATATACCCGGGGCAGGTGCTGACAATACCGAAGTAAGGAGGCACGCATGACGATAGATTTCAGGACGGCGGGGGCGATGACCGACACCGAGAGGGACTCAATCACCAACAGCATCTCCACCATAGCGGAGACGCCGTACGGCTCCGCACCGTACATGAGGGGCATGGGCGTCAGAAGCTACCCGCCCGAAAGCGAATCGGAGACAGCCCTCAACCGGTACGCCACCGAGGTCATAACCCAGTGCGGCATATGGGAGGACAGGGCGGCGGTGAGCGAGATAAGCTATAAAGACAATGAGATGAGGATGGTGATAAGCAGTGAGTGAGATGGACGTATTCGCAAACCTGCCGGAGATTAACCTTCTCGACGAGGAGGGCATAACCTTCGGCGGGATAGTGGATGACATGGTGGCGGACTATCAGGCGAGGTACAGGGAGCTTACGGGCGAGGACCTCACACTGTACCCCGCCGACAGCAGGAGGCTGATGATAAACACGGTGGCGGGCAAACTCTACCAGCTTGCCGCCATAATGAACGAAAGACACAGGCTCAACTTCCTGCAGTATATGTACGGGCCATACCTAAGGAACTGGGGGAGCAACTTCGGCTTTACCGAGACGGGGCTTGAAAGCGCAAGGACGGTCTTAAGGTTCAGGCTTGCCGCCGCAAGCGCAACGGACGTGACAATACCGGCAGGGACAAGGGCGACATCGGGAGACCGTGTGTATTTTGCGGTTGACGAGGACACCGTAATAGCGGCAGGCGAACTGTACGCTGACACGAGCGCAACCTGCACAATCCAGGGCACGGCGGGGAACGGCTACACGACGGGGCAGATTAACATCATCGTGGACCCCGTAAACATGGTCGAGTCGGTCGAGAACACCTCGCAGAGCTCCGGCGGCCATGACGAGTACACGGACCGGGAGCTGAGGGAGCTAATCTACAACTGCCAGGACAGCTATACAACGGCGGGGAGCGAGGGCTCGTATAAGGAGATTACGAAACAGTACAGCGCCAATATTACGGACGTTAAGGTTTTATCAAATTATGCCGGCGAGGTGGAGATATACCTCCTGCTGCAGGACGGAAACGTACCGGACGGGGCGTATTGCAACAATGTGCTTGACTACATCAACAGTCTGGGTCTTGCACCCGACACCGACAAGGTATCAGTCCTAGCCCCGTCGGTTGCAACCTACACCATAGAGGCAACTTATTATATCCCGTATGGCAACAAGGAAATTGCCGACGGCATCAATGAGGCTGTAGGGGATGCGGCGGCAGAGTTTGCCGATTATACCCAAAGCAGGATAGGCAGGGCGGTCAACCCAAACACGCTCATTGCCTTTGCAACGGCGGCGGGCGCATCACGCCTTATAATCGGCAGCCCCGGGTATTCAGCCACGGATGAGACGGCGGTTGCGGTCTGCAAAAGCATAAACCTCACGTTCGGCGGGTATGACAGGGAATAGGAGGATATGGCATGTATGGATTAACGGATATA